GAGGCACTCGGGCTGCGCGCTGCTCTTGCTCTTCCGGGTTGCCATGTCAGCCTCCCAGGAGCGGGTTGGGCGGGGTCTCGTCCCGGCTTTCTTCCCACAGCTGCACGCGGCGCTTGTCGATCGCCTCTTGGAGCGAGTTGTAGGCCTTGGGCAGGCGCTCCTTGCCGCCGTCGATCGTCTCCCGGTTGTAACTCTCCCAGCGGTTGAGCTCGGCGGGGCTCTCGGCGGTCTTGATGGCGTCGACGAAGACGCGGCCGAACTTCACGTAGTCGCCCGTGTAAGGCAGCGCCTGCGGCATCAGCTCGCCCGTCATCGGGTCGTACTGCAACTCGGGCGGGGCAGGCGGGGCCGCCTCTTTAGCGGGAGCCGCCTTGCCATTGACCGGCCGCCCGACCGCGGCCTCGCCGTCGTCGTCGGTGGGCGCGACCCCGACCATCGCCGCCAGCGCGTAGCGCCGCAGATAGGTCAGCGTCGAGCCCGCCCCCTGCGCGTCGAACTTCATCGGCGCGACCACCAGCCGCCCCGAGATCATCGCGCCCGATGCATGCCCCAGGATGGTGACCACGCCGATGTTGCCGCCCTCCGAGAACGGCGACTGGATCACGGCCAGGCCGTTCGCCGCCAGCGGCCCGCGGCACGCCTGCCAGGTGCTCTCGAGGTCCGCATACTTGGACTTGAAATGCGGGTTGACCGCGTCCTTCAGCGCGCCCTTGATTTCCGCCTGCGCCTTGGCCAGCGCCGCGAACAGCGGCCCCATCTCCCCATAGAGCTCGATCTCGGGAAAGCTCATCGTTCTATGCTCCTCTATCCATGGAGCATGATATATCATGGCCTTCGTTGGCACGAAAGGAATACATATGCGTTGCCTCGCCCTGGCTCTTCTCCTGTGGCTGTCCGCCTGCGCCGCGCGCCCGGCCGACCCGGACCACCGCTTCATCGCCGCCGCCGACCAAGGAGCCTGACATGCCCGACCCGCTGATCGCCCCGATCGACGAGATCATCGCGGAGTGCGAGCGCATCCGCGCCGCCGACACCGCCAGCATCGCCACCATCGCGGCGGTCGAGAACGTGCTCGCCTACGCCCGCGCGGCCCGCGCCGCCCTGGTCGAGGCCGACGCCGCCACGGCCCGCGTGCGCCGCGAGGTTATCGAGGCTTTCAACGCCCGGCATTTGTGGATCGTCCCCCCGAAATGATCCCGCCGCGCCTCAGCCCGCGGGTCGCCGGCCTCGCCGCCGCCGCCTGCCTCGCGCTGGCCGTCCTCGCGGCAACCGAGGACCGCCCCCTCCTCGCCGCGATCAACCTCGTCAGCGCCGCCCTCTACGCCGCCAGCGTCTGGCTCGCCCGCCGCTGACCTGTGCATAACCCGTTCCCGCTTTGTCTTGGCGCAGAACGGATTTTGGTGGACCGCAGCAACCATTCTTGCCGCTGCACCATCGGACCCGACCTCCGGTCCCGATCACCGGATCTTTTTTTTAGAGATACCAGACGCGGCGCTCGAGTTGCGTCGTGTCCGGGCTGCGCTCCCTCCCGCTCTAAGGTCTCCGCTCGCTCCGCCCGGACCTGAGAGAGAGGGGGTGTTGCACGGTTGCAGGACTGCTGCTGCTGATTAACCCCCTCCCCCCTCTTTCTGGACCCTCATCATTTTAAGCGGGGGGCGGACAGAGTTATCCCGACGCGGGGACAACTCTGTTGAGCCATCACTTTGAAGGGGTCCCTTCAGCGGCTCAGTGCAGCCTCGCGCGGCGGTGATCGCCTGCCGGTCGGTGCCTTCCACCGGCATATTACGCGCCTAGTTCATGTCACGGATTTGAGACGCACGCCGGGCTACAGGGCGCGCGCCATCGAGTTTTGTTCATGCGAGGGGCACGACTGCCAGCTCGGTCGGGTTCTGCCACACCCTTCGGTGCCACCTACCGTTTCACACAAATGCGAACGGATTACGGGCCGAGGCCGCTATGGGTACGGTAGAAAACCATTGACTTTCGGGGTTTTGGCTCGGTAGCTTGCGTTTGTTCCTTTTTTGGGGACCAAACGCAGCCAAACGTCCCACGAACGCATTGGCTCATCTACGCAACGGCCCTTTGACAGAGGGCCGTTGTGCGTTTAGGCGACCACAAATTCACCATATTGTCCAGACCCTTAGATTCCGGCCCTCGCCCGGCGTGGCCCGCTCCCCGTCCCGAACGCCGTCAAATTATTGACGTCAATAATTTCGTCTGCGTGTAAGGTGGCGGAATGAAGGTCAGACATAAGAGGAGATGCCCTTCGTGCGGAAAGAAGAAGGATGGCCGCCACCCGAGCTACTGCCTCAAATGCAGCGCGGCCTACAGCCGATGGTGGCGCAAGCGGCACCCGCCGCTGGGGACGCGACGTTACGAGAAAGCCCTGCGGCAGGCCCGGAAACGGCAACTGCAGCGCTCACGATAGACGTCTCGAAGATCAGGCTCTTCGTCGCCTCGCCGATGTTCGCCGCGCAAGCCTCTGGCTACTATGTGCAGAGCGCGCTCGAGCTCTACAGCGCGTGCGCGTCGATCAATCTCAAGATCCACTGGTCGTTCTTGTTCAACGAGAGCCTCATTACGCGCGGCCGGAACACTCTGGCGCACCAGTTTTTGAAGACCGACTGCACCCATCTCCTCTTCCTCGATTCGGACATTCGCTGGAAAACCCCCGAGATCCTCCGGATGCTGGCCTTCGTCGAGGAGGCCCCTGTGCTCTGCGGTGTCTACCCTAAAAAGGAGATTAACTGGGCGGCGGTGCACGCGGCGGTTATGCGGGGCGTCCCGGCCGAGGAACTCAAGCACCACACCGCCACCATGGTGGTCAACCTGATCGGCTACCAGGGGACCAAGGTGGTGGCCGGCGACCGCCCCGCCGAGGTCCTCAATGCCGGCACCGGCTGCATGCTGATCGCCCGCCGCGTCCTCGAGGCCATGGCCCCGCAGGTCGACACCTATGTGACCGACACCATGCCGATCGGGGGCGGCACGATCCAGAACGGCGAGGTCATCTTGGAATTCTTCAAAACCTCGATCGACCCGGAGACCCGGCACCTCCTCTCCGAGGACTACCATTTCTGCCACGTCTGGCGCTCCCTCGGCGGCAAGATCCATGTCGCGCCGTGGGTCAATCTCGGCCACTTCGGCAGCTACCTGTTCGAGGGCCAGTTTCTGAAGGAGGAGCCATGAATCGAAGGCACCCTCGCGAAGGCGATCTCGTCAAAGATTACGATGGCAAGTTGCACAGGACGACGCGGCGGGCGTTCGTTCCCAAGATGATCGTCTTGATGACGTACACCGCTCCCGATAAGGCGCGCTACTGGACCAAGGCCAAGCGCCGCGAATGGTTCAAGCGCAACAAGAAGATCTATGGCTACGCCATCATGCCGTGGGCGATGAAGTGAGCGAACAGGAATACCGGGACGCAAGACGCGAATTGCGCCGGCTCAATCGAATGATCGACGAAGCGCCCATGACCGCCAAGCCGGTTTTTCGCGGCATCTGCGAGCTTCATGCGGCCGTCGCTGATTATGAGCGCTATAAAATCCGCGCAGCACTTCGCGCGATTGACTGAAAAGGGCCGCCCCCGTGCAGGATCAATCTCACTGGCATAATGCAGTTGCCGAAGGCACGCGCGACGGCGATAAGTTTTTCACCATCGTTTTTAAGGGCGACATCCGCAAACTTGGCTTCAATCCACTGAAGGCTGAAACGGTCTTCGGAGAGGTCGTCGCCGCGAGTGTCGGGGACGCTTTCTTCGTCCTTGATCTGCTGCGAGAACGTTTGCTCCTGGCCGGCGACTGAGGAGCAGCTATTCCTTCAGAGCGAACTAGAGGACTAAGGGAACATGGACGCGCTCGAATTACTCTATGATCGCGCCGAAGCGGATTTCCTCGCCTGGATTGCGGAGCACGACCCTGACGGCCAGATGACGCTCCTCGAACAGATCGACGCCTATTACGCTCACCACCAGGGGTGGGACTAGGGAGCGCCGTGACAGACCTAAAAGTGGTCAAGCTGCCAACCGGAAACCTGCAGGACATTCCGGCTCTCATTGAGACGGTCGCCAAGCGGACGCGCGAAGGTGAGTTTGGCACCGTGGTGGCCGGCGTCTGCGTCCTGCTGAATGATGCCGGCGAGCCCCAAGTGTTCGGGTGGGGCGGCGATACCGATGATGTGCGAGGCATCGGGTTATTGACGTTAGGCGCTCAGTGGCTATCTGCTCGCAAAGTAAAGCTATGAGCGAATGGCGCGACTTCCCGCTGTCCAACAGCATCGCCCGCGCCAATTACGACGAGGATCGCCGTGAGCTCACCATCGAGTTCCGCAAGATGACCGGCAAGCCGTACACCTACCAGAATGTCGACAGCGGCTGCTATATGGGACTGTGCGAGGCCGATTCGGCGGGGCGCTTCTACCGCGCCAACATCCGCGGCCGCTACGATCACTATCGCTGACGCCAGCGCCGCACCAGGCAGCGCATCGTCTCCGACTCCCAGATCTTGATCGCGACGTAGACGAAGGTCAGCAGCGCGGTCGCATCGATGATCGACGGCTCGAGCCGGTCGAGGAATTGCGCGAACGATCCCTGCGGAAAATTCGGGAACATCGCGCAATATGTTCATCGGTATATAGCGCTCGTCACTTCCCCGGCGGGATGAACATCCGCGGTTGCCGCCCGCGCCGCAGCGTCATCTGCGAGGTCGGGCTCGCGTAGATCTTGTCCTCGGGCTTGGTGATGTTCCCGCCCGGGCCGCAGATGTTCATCCGGTCAGGCATAACCGGCTGGGATTGCTTCGGCTCCTTGGGCTTCATGTCGTTCGTGTACGGCTGGCGCACTGATCTTCTCCTTCTTCGGTCGTTCTCGGATGATGCACGGGATGAACACGGCGAGGGCGAAGAACCCCGCCATCCCCTCGCGCTCCCAGCTGGGCTCGTGCATCACCCAGCAGGCCAAGGCGAAGGTCATGATCAGCGAGATCAGGGTCAGCGTGCGGTCGGTCAGCACGGCGATGGCGAGGCGCAGCAGCGCGACGGTTTGATCCATAGGTCCCCTTCTTATTCCTCGAACGCCGCCCCGAACTCTTCCTCTTTGACGGCATGCTTGACCTTCTCCAGCGCCAGGGCCCGGTCAACCACTTTCGCCCAGTCCGTAAGAGAGAACTTCTCGCCGCCGTCATCCTCGAGCAGATCCTTGAGCTTGCGCTCGATAACCGCTTCGAGGTCGGGATTGACATCGCTCTTCTTGTCGGCGCGCCCGTTGTGCTTCTTCCTCGCGGCCACGCCGCTTGCTCCTTAGAAGAGACCAAATTTATGCCCGATGCCGAGACCAAGGGCCCCGCTCAGTCCGACGCCGACGCCGGCTCTGATATGCTTGCCATGCGCGCGTGCGTCCTCGATGGCGTCGAGCTGGTTGTTCAGTCGGGTGAGTGTTTCCGGGTCGGCGAGCCGGGTGATCGAGGGCCGGTTGATGGTCGCCCGGATGCGCTCGATGGCGCGCCGATTGTGACGGCCGAGGCCGCCGCCTTCGGTGCTGGTCTCGAGGTTGTTGATCGCCTCCTCGGCATCGCGCAACTCCTGGGTGAAGCCGCCGCCTTCGGCCGGCAGCACGTTGGGCCGGTAGAGGTTCTGCGTTGCTTGCCGATAGTCCTGATCCGCTTGCGCGAGGCTCGGCTCCCATTGCTGCCACGCATGCGCGATGTCGTCGGCAAGGTCGCCCGCGCGCTGCTGGTCGATCGCTGCAAACCGCGTCTCGGGCAAGCCAGCCGCCTGATCGCGCAACTCGCGCAGCGTCTCGCGGATGACGCTCGGCTCCGAATAGGCGGTGCCGCCGCCGGGGCGCGGCTCGCCGACCAGGTCGCGCAGAACGGCCCGGAGGTCGGCGCGGGTCGCGGCTGTTTCTCCCGTGACGCGCCCGGTGTCGATGCGGTCGCGGATCGCGGTGAGGAGGCTGCGGCCAGCCGGGTGCTCCTGAAACGGGGCCGTCGCCTGCAAGGCGTTGGCCCGCTGCATCGCGGGGGCATAAAGCTGCTCGCCGAGATCGCGCCGCGCCTGCACCGCCTCGCGCGCGGGCTGAAGCAGCCGCCGCCCGATCTGGCCTTCCTCGACCTGCCCGACCAGCCGCGCCGTGCGCCCGCCCGCCGTGGCCGCGCGGCCGAGGGTGCCGAGCGCGCCCGCGAGAATCCCCGATCCCGTCGATCCCGCCTCTTGCCACTTCTCCTCGTCCGAGCCCGGTTTGGGGGCCTTGCCCGGCATCCAGCCGGAGACCTTCTTCGTGGTCGGCAGAAACGGCTTGGGCGAGACATTGCCGCCGAGGGCGTTGATGACCTCGCGCCCGGTTTGCTCGAGATCGCCGAACTGCCCCGGAATGCCGGCGACCGCGCCGCGGCCCGCATAGGCGAGCTCGCTGCCGCTCGGCCCCATCGCGCCGAGGACGTTCGGATCTTGCAGATCGCCCGTGCCCGGCATGCCGCGCGCATCCACCTTCGCGGTGGGCTTGGCTGCGCCGCCGCTCTGGGGGCCGGAGGAGGGGCCGCCGCCGAACTTCTGGCCGAGAATGCGGTCGATGTCGTCGTCGGGAGCAACCCGGATTGAACCGCCAGACGTCTCGGCGCTGCTGGTCGGCGCGTCTTTTGGAGCACCGAAGGCTTTCGTCAGGGCCTGGTCGATCTCGGCGGGAGAAGCGTCGGTCATTGCAAGGGTGCCGGTTCGCTTTGGGTTGGCAGGATGATGTCTGAGGCGGTGATGTCAGGCATCTGGTCTACGACGACGTAGCCCTGGTCCTCGAGCGTGCTCTTTATCTCGTCGGGATCACGCCCGTATTTCTTCGCCCGCGCCGCCACCTCGTCGCTCGAAATGCGCTTCTTGCCGAGCTTGTCGAGGATTTGCTCAGGTGTTGGATAGTTGCCGATCTGCTTCAACAGCGCCTGCGCCCGCGCCTGTTGGCCGGGCGTATACCAGGTGCTTTCTTCCAGTCCGACTTTAAGTTTGGCGACGACCGAAGCGTATTTATAAGCGGCGACCAGATAACTGTCGCCCGGCTTGACCTTGGCCGCTTCCTCGATTTTGTCCACCATGGTTTTGTTGATGCGGTAGCCGCCGCCGAGGACGTTGGCGAGCTCGAGGCCGATGCCGCTCAGGTTGGTGTTGTAAAGTTTCTGGTCATCCTCGGTCATGTTGTTGGCGAGCGCCGCCGTGGCCCCGCTCGAGATCGATCCGCCCGTGACCACCGATCCGAACGCGCCGCCGCTCTGCGTGATGCCGATTTTGTTGGCGAGGTTAACCGAGCGCAGCGCCTCGCCCGAACTGCGTAATATGTTGTCGGCGAAGCGCATGCTGACGGCAGATCCGCGTGCGCCCTGTGTGCGCTTGTATTCCAGATCCTCGGCCTTTAATCCCAGCTCTTCCTGCTTCAGGCGGTAGTCCTCGATCTTTTCCGTTACGGCATTAACGTCCTTCAAGGTGTTGTAGGCGGCCTGCGCCCCCTTGGTCTTCGCCTCCTGCAGCAGCACCGGCCCGCCATGCTGCGCCACGGCGATCTGCATCGCCGCCTCGGCCTTGGCGTTGTCGTAGGGCAGCATGTCCATGGCGCGCTTCATCGCCTCCTGCAGATTCTTGTTCTTCTCCTGCAGGACCTTGAGGTTCTCATCGAAGTTCTGCCGCTCTTTCTCGTAGAGATCGGCGCGGCCCTGCTGCCAGCCCGCCATCATCCCAGTCATCGCGTTCATCGCGCCGAGCGCCGCCTGATGCCCGCCATTGGCCTTGCCGAGCATCGTGCCCATCACCGAGATCATGCCGAAGAGGCCCGCGAGATCGATCGCGTTGTCGGTGCTCGGCACGAAGGGCGGCGGCTGCGTCGCCTCGATCTGCGGCTCGTACTTGTTGTAGATCCCTTGCGCCGCCTGTGCCTGCTGCTCGGCGAACTGGCCTTTCGACTGTGCATCCTGCACCGCCTGCGTGGCTTTGGCCTGGCCGAGATCTTCCTCGCTCTGCGCGACGTTCTTGCCGGCGGCGGCCGTCGCTGCCGGGTTGAGGCCATTGATCGCGCTGCCGAGCGCCGTAGTGCCCGGCGATGCTGGCGGCTTGAGCGCATTCGGCAGGCCGGCGCTGGGCGCAGGGGTGCCCGAGGCCCCGCCCACCGGAGCGGCCGAGGGTATCCCCGCCGTGCCCGCCGGCATGGAAAGCGACGTCGCCTGTGGACCGGCCCCCGGCTCTCCGGGGCCGCCCGGGAGGCTGGAGGGCGGCGTGAACCCGGGGCTTGCCGGTGCCGTCGAGCCGGTCGGCCCTGGCGGCAGCGGGAGAACGGTGTTGGCTTGATCATCAAGCGGGGGCATTGGCGGCTCCGGTGAAGGGCTGGCTGATCGCGCCGGCAATGGTCGAGCCGACCGGCTTCACGCTCGAGCCCAGCACGTTGAACAATTGCTGGTAATACGCCGTGCTCGCCTGATTGATCTGCGTATCGCTGGCCATCTGCGCTTTGATGCCTTGCATGGTGTACTGGTCGCCGACCGACTGCACCGCGAGCCCGACATTGAGCTGGTTGTTGAGCAGCTTCTGGCGCAGCGCCTCGACCTGCATCGCGCCCTGCTGCGCCCCGACCCCGCCGCGCTTGGCCGCATCCTGCGCCGCGACCGCCTGCGCGTTCTGGTACGCCTGCGCGCTCATCGGCGTCAGCGCGCCCTGCGTCGCCGCCTGGATCTGCTGCGAGCCGATGTTGGTGTAGGGCGTGCCGATGGCGCTGATCTGCTGCGCCTGCTGCGTGCCCTGCTGCTGCGCCTGCTGCGCCAACCCCTTCTGCTTGTTGGCCGAGAGCAGGCCAATCCCCGCCGGGATGCCGGCCGCGAGCAGCTTGGTCAGATTGCCCGGCGAGGCGAGGTCGCCGAGGCCCGAGAGCAGCTTGTCGCCGAAGCTCTTATCTTGGGAAGCGCCGGTGCTGGTGCCGCCTGTGCCGCCGCCGCCGAGCGCTGTATCGGGGCTGCCTAATTGCAGCGAGCTGGGTCCGGGGCTGCCCGCGACTGGTGTTCTTCCCAGTGCCGCGCTGCCGAAGGGGTCGTTCTGGACCGCCGCTGCCCGTGTCGCTGCTGCCGGTGCCGCCGCCGCCGTTGGAGGCGCGGCCGCCGTGGGTTGTTGAGCCGATCCGGCTTGTGCGCCGAAGATGTCCGGGTAGAGGCTCGGATCGAAGCCGCCGCCAGACGGCGCGCCGCCGCTAAAGGGGGCGTCCGTGCTGCCGCCAAGGTCTTGGCTCGTGACCGGCGTGACAGGCGCGGTGCCGCTGGTGTCGCTGCCGCCGCCACCAAACAGGCCGCTCAGGAAGCCGCCACCGCCACCGCCGCTGTCGCCGCTGCCGCCACCGAAGATCGGCGACGGCTCCGAGGTGGATGCATAAGTGTCGCTGTACTCGTCCTGAAACTCGAGCAGCCCGGTCTTGGGGTTGCGCTTGCCCGAGCCGCCCAGCGCCTTCAAAAGCTCCGCTTCACGCGGGTTTATGTGCGCCAAAATACTGTCTTTGCCCCGTCCATGGCGCTGTAACGCCTTCGCCGCGGCGGTCGGACTGAGTTTGAGGGCCTTTTCCAGGGCTGTCATGGCTGAATGTCCCACGTGAAACATGGTTTCGGCAGCGAAATCGTCACCCGCTGACCCCGCTGGTGTCCTCGGCGCGCAGCGAACTCTTGTTCCACACCGGAGTACGCTTTCCCAGTACACCGAAAATGTCTCCCCCCGGCGAATAGCCGATCGAGGGGGCCGCGAGCGCCTGGGCCAGCGCTTGCGAGCCGGGGCCGGGAATATCGGGCGTGGTCGGGCCGGTCGGGCCGCTCTGCTGGCCGCTGGTGCCGGCCGGCCGCCGCTGCCCCAAGGGAACGGTGCCTGCGCTGAAGTCGAGGTTGACCGGACTGCCGCCGCCGTCGCCGCCGCCCGTGCCAGTGCCCTCGCCGCCCGTGCCGGTGCCGGTGCCGCCCGTGCCGCCGCCGCCGGTTCCCCCCTCCTGGCCGCCTGCGCCCGTGCCGGTGCCCTGGCCGCCTGCCCCGGTGCCGGTGCCGCCAAAGCCGGCGCTCGTGCCGGTGCTGCCGCCGCTCGCCGCGCCTGTGGATGGCGCGGAGGATAATCCCGCGAGGTTCATGATGGCGCGGTCCTGGGTCGAGATCCCTTGCTCGTTGAACGGGATGGCGTCCTGAACGCCGGACGTGCTCGCGGCCGTCGTGCCCGGCTGCTGGCTCGACGCGGAGGCGCTCGTGCCCTGCCCCGAAGGCGGGGTCAGGCCGGTGAGCTTGTAGAGTTGGGCGTTGTAGCCGCCATAGAGGTCGGGGCCGCTGCTGAAGCCCTGCTGCGCCTGGTCGGCCGGTGCCGGGGGCGCGCCGCCTGCCCCGCCCGCGCCCGCTTGCGCGCCCGCCGTGTCTGTGCCGCCAGTGTTGCCCGAGACGGTCTGGATCAGTTGTGTGCCGACAAAAGCGCCGTCTGTGAGCCTAACGCCTACATTTCCTTGCAGACTTGCAATAACGCCGGTTTTTGGCCCGGTCCCGTCCTGTAGATCGTAAGTAATCGTCGCCCCGGCGAGATTGCCGCCCTGATTCTGGAAATCTTGCCAGGTCGTGGGCGCGATCTGCGCCGCCTGCGCGCTGCCCACCGGATTGAGCGCGCTGAGATCGAGCCCTCCGGTGCCGGTCATCGGCTGGATCGCGGTCGCTTGATCGATGGTCTGCGCGCTCGAGAGCAGCGCCTTCTGATTGTCGTTCAGACTGTTCAGGTCGCCTGGCAGCGTGCCGTAGGATTGCAGCATCCCGACATAGGAGCCCGTCTTCGCATAGCGCTGCGCGTCGAGCGCGGCGGCGGCGTAGAGCGAGGCGACCGGGTCATTGGGATCGATGTTGAACTGCTGCGCGGTGGCGGCGTCGAATTGCCCGATGCCGACATGGGCGGTGCCGGCCCCCGCATTGGGGTCCCAGCTGCTCTCTTGCCCGATCTGTGCGAGGAAGAGATTGCGCGGAATGCCGTATTGATCGGCCGCGTCTTGCGCCGTGGCGATGAGCTCGGGATCGACGCCGACGCCGAACTGACGCAGTTGCTGGGTGGTCGATTGCAGATCGCTCTCTGTCGCGGTGACATTCTGCGCCGCTTGGGCGGCTTGCTGCTGTACCGGGGCGATCTGCTGCTGATAGGTCGAGTTGTAGGCCTGCTGCACCGCCGGATCGCTGCCCGCGTTCTGGATCGCCTGGATCAGCGGCTGGCTGTTGCTGTCAAACTGGCTCTGCACCATCTGCTGGATCGAGTCCCACTCCGACGTCGACTGCTGCAGCACGGTCTGCACATTTTGGTAGGCCTGCTGATACGCATCGGCGATCGGCTTGGCGGCCTCGTAGGCATTGAGATTGCTGCTGCCGCGCGGCCCCGTAGGCGGCGGCGCTTCGCCATTGACGATGCGGATCGCCCACGGCTCCTGGTTCACCGCCGCGAGCGCCTGGTCGTATTTCGCCTGCGCGTCCTGGATCTGGCTTATCAACCCCGCCTTGTAGCTGTCGAGGTACTGCTGTCCTTGCTGCTCGAGCGTGTTGAGCTGGTCCTGCGCCGGGGTGACGATCTGCGCGTAGGCATCCTGCGCCGCTTGCTGCGCCGCGCTCTGGGCGCTGGCATCAGCGCCCGAGAACGCCGCCACCACCGAATTGTAAGCGTCCACCGCCGCGCTATAGGCCGCCTTTGCTCCGTCATAGGCCTCTCGCAGCGCGGGCGGGACAAAGCCTTGCGCCGCGCCCTGCAGGGCCGAGAGCCCGACATCCTGCCCCGTCGCTGCTGCCGCGGCCGCTCCGAACCCCGCCTTGCCCGCCGTGTCGAGCACGGCCTGCACGACGTTCGCCGGCAGGTTCGTCTGGCTGGCGATGTCCGACAGTGATTGACCCGCGCCCGAACCCAGGCCCGAGATCCCGCCGGCCAGCGCGCCTTGGCCGGGATCGGTACCGGAGATCAGCGCTTTGCCCGCGCCGATGCCGGCTCCTTCCGCCGCCTTCAGCACCGTGTTGATGACGCTGTTTGGCAGGTTGGTCGCGTTGTGAACCGTGTCGACGATGCCTTGCGTGAAGCTGGGCGTCGTCGCCGTATAGGCTTGGCCGGAAATGGGATCGAACAGCGATCCCGACGCGCCGGACGCCCCGAGCGATCCAAGGCCGCCGCTTAAGCCGCCGCCGAGCGCGCCGAACAGCGCCGCCTTGCCGACATCGCCGCCGGTCAGTTCCGCTGAGACGATGCCGCCGGCAATGCCGCCGATGACGCCCGCCGTAACGTCGATCACCAAGGTGCTGACCGCGATCGTGGCGATCAGGTCCGCCGCCACCGTCGTGACCGCGAGGTCGACCGCGATCGGAATGATGATCGCGATCACGGGCATGTCAGAGATCCAACTCGAACTTGTACATCGGCTTCATCTGGCCGGTGATCTCGTCCATGTGCGGCTCTTGCGTGATCTTCACCGGCAATCCGGTCGCCTTCGCAAGTTTCACGAACGCAGGACTATCCGCGTAGCTGATAATCTTCTTGATGCCGTGTTGCTTGGCCGTCTTCGCCGCAACCACATAGCGCTGCACCAGCGCCTTGCCGTCCTCCAATGTCGAGGTGTGCAACTCCAGCACGAGCGGCTCTATTGGCGTCAATAAAAACACGGTCTTGCCAATTTGTGCCAGCCGCGTTCCCTGCTTGAGCTTCTGCGCGACCGCGCCGAGGTAGCGATCGCGCGTCATGCCCGGCGGCAAGCCCTCTTTCTGCGCGCTGCCCCAGAGGATCTCCGCGGTCTCGTTGAATTGCTGAACCGCTTGCGGGTTCTGCGACAGATCCTGCTGCTGCGGGCCTTGCTGGGGCGGGTTTGGAGGGCTCATCCGACGACGCCCAAGGCGCTCGCAATCGTCTCGTGGATGAACAAATGCGACGAGATCCAGTCGTAGAACTGGTCCTGGTCGTTCCAGTCGACATCGAGGAGGTTGAACGGGTTGTTGAGGCCCAGCAGCGACGCATACGCCTGATGCTCGTCCTGATGCGCGATCAGCCAGTCGTCGAGGTTGTCGACATCGGCTTCCATCAGCGGATAAGCCGGCACGCCCTGGCCCAAGCGGAAGACGGTGTCGCGGAAGAGCTGATGCTGCATGCCGTTCTCGAACAGCATCGCATTGAGCGACTCGACGTTGCCGAACTCGGCCGATGACAGCGCGCTCATGTCCATGGCTCTAGCTCGCGCGGTAAAAACACATGCCGGCGAACGAGGGCGTTAGTCCGGTCTGAGCAACAGGCAGGGGTGAGGAGGCGGTTGCCGTGTTGAGATAAAGAATAATTCTGGACTCGGTCGGGTAGACGAGCCCGGTTATACCAGTCCCCCCCGTAAGCGCCGTAACGGTGTAGTTCGCCATAAGACAGCAGCCGTAGACGCTGGTGATATTGGCACAGGGCACCGGCAATCCCGTAATAATGACGTTGCCCGTGGGCGTGCCCGTCCATCCGGTTAGACTGAGTGTAAATCGCGCGGTGACATCGCGCCCGATTATCTCGTAGCTGCCAAATTGGAGATTATATGCAGGCGTTCCGACGGTGGCGTCCGTGATAATCGTGGGCGTCCAGTTGCCGGCGATATAAGAAGCATTCTGGGCTCCGCTTGCGGCACTACCACTTACTGCTCTCAATGCCATGGGTCAGCTTCCATCGCCTGGCGTGATCAGCACCGAGGAACCGCCTGCCGCCGTGATCCCGGTGAAGAACAGGTTCGGCGCGAGGCTCAACACCTCGACCGTGCGTCCCAGCATCAGGAAGGTCGCGGCGTTGCTGGTGGCGATGATGACCGCGCTCGAATTGGCCGCCGCCGCGGTCAAGCCGCTGCCGATATAGACGTCCGACGCGCCCGCGTTGACGAGGCGATACTGCCCGCCGCCGGAGCCGATGACCTGCACCGCGGTCGGTGCCGCGACGTTGGCGGTGAAGGTCACCGTGTTGCCGGTCGGGGTGAAAGCATTGCTGCTCATGGCGGATTTCCTTTCGTCATGGGTGGCGTTGGCGCGGGGTCGGGCGTGTTGCCCTCATCACACCATTGCTTGAAAATCTGGTAATCGCGGTTGCCGGGGTCGAAGGGGATGAACGCGCCATCACTGATGCGAAGAACGACGCTTGGCTCCAGACTGGGGAGCGGAGCGATGAGCTGGTAGGGCTGTGCCATATCAAAGGTCCGCTGAAGCGCCGAGGTAGAACCCAGCCCACATAGCAAACGCCGCTGCGGTTGCTGTTGCTGTCGCGAGGGTGCCGTATGGCGATGTTTGGCTGACGGCTCCGGCACTGGCGTTCTGATAGCCTCCAGGTACCACAGCAACGACTGTCGGCGTGCCACGCATGACAACAGGGAAAGCGAGCCACTGCCCGAACGTCCCGCCTGCGGTCATATAGCCTATTACAGTTGCGTTTATCACGGCATAGAAGCGCTGGCAGTTGGCGAGATCGTAGCGCGGGTCGGGCTTCTCCAGCGGCGTCGCGACGCTGCCGACCTCAAGCTGCACGCCCCACATGCCGATGCCCCCGCTTTGCACGCCGATCGAACCGGCGTTATTTGCATTGGCTGTGCCGCTTGAAAACCAGAACTGCAATCCCGTGTAGTCGTTGCCGTTCGTGCCAAGGGTCTTGCCTGCTATCGAAGGCAGCGCAAACGTCAAACTGAAGCGCTGCCAGGTCGGCGAGGCCACAACTTTTTGTCCCGCCACCGGGGTATTGGCCGAAGGGCTGCCGCCAGTGCCAAACACTTGCGCGAACCCGACGCCAATATTTATATTGCCTGAACCAGTAGCAGCATAAAACGATACCGTCGCCGTCTTACCGGCGAGCCGCCGAACTCCTTCGATCGGCTGCGTAATTAGCGAAAAATCACTGGTACCCGCGCCCCCCGTAAATGCGTTCACAAACTGCCAATTGGCGCTTTCATCTCCAATCTGCGCCCGTATTGTGTCTGTCGAGGGTGCTATGCTGATCGTTTGCGAGCCACCTGACCAGAGCGATTGCCAGCGATCGGCGGTGTAGATACCTGAGCCGGTGAACCCGCTCGCGCCGCGCTGCTGGATGTTGAACATGGAGTTGTGAATCAGATTGCGCCCGATGTCGCCGGTACCGCCGCCGCCGCTGAAAGAGACGTTGGAGACACTGCCTCCCGTGATATTGACGCTGGTCAGCGCCGTGCTGCCGTTGCCGATGCCGTTGATCGCATCCGTGACCGAAATGAAGTCCGCATCCAGCAACGACAAGGCGATGTTGCTGGTGGAATTCGCAAAGACGTTGGGAACGGTGAAGGGCAGCGTCGTCATCTAGAAGCGCGCTCCATATTCGAGTTCGTACTCGACGGTGTTGAGGGTGAACTGCGCCGAGTTCGAGGTGATCGTCAGCCCGATATACTTGCCGTTTTGCTGCGCGTCGGTCATCAGAAGCTGATAGCCGAAGCCGCCGACCCAGTAGATCGTCGTGCCGACATTGTTATGCCAGCCGACGATCTGGTTGAAGTTGTTGATCCAGCTGATCACCGTGTCGAAGGCATAAGGCGGGCTCTGCCGGGTCTCCGCGTCGATGGTCGCGAGGAGGGCCACGCCAACGGCGGAAGTGACCTCGAGCCCGAACTTCAGCGCCTGCTTGTCCCTGACCGGATCGCCGATATGGCTCAAGGCCATCTGCATCTTGGACGGGATCGCGCTCCGGTTGTCGGCGTACATGGTGACGAGGTTGTTGCCGCTCGTGCCGTAGAGATGGATCAGCCCCTTGAACGGCACGCTGGTCGTCAGGTCGATCGCGCCCTGGTAGGTCAGGAACCACTTCTTGTCGAAGAACACGGCCTGCAGCGGGATCGTCCCGCGCACCGGGTCCTGGTAGTAGAAGTTGAACGCGGCGCAGAGGATGTTGAAGATCAGCACCTGCCCGCCGGTCACCTGCTTGGTGAAGTCGATCAGCGGGAAGAGCCCGTCGAGCGCGTCCGACAGCTTGGTCGTGGTCGATCCCACCAGCGCGTAAACCCCGTAGCGGTTCATGAACAATATCGACCTGAAATACGGGAAGATGGCGTGCACGAGCTCGGTGCCGATCGAGGCCGAGATGTTGGTGTTGGTGAAAACGGTCGCGCCCGTGTTGCTGTCGACCTGGACATCGCTGAAGACGTTGATCGAGTCGGCCCCCCACCAGTAGAGGAAGTTGTTGGCCGCCAGGAGCGCGTTGATGTTGCCGTGCAGGGTCGTGTCGGTGGCGATGAAGTTGCCCGCCGAGACCGAGATGAAGTCGTTGTAGGAGCCCGCCGCGCTGAAGGTGATGGTGCGGCCTTGCGCGACCCAGACGCGGCCCGAGAAGGTCGCGACGTCGCTGATCGGGTCGCTGGTCACCACGGCGGTCAGCACTGCGCCCGATCCGCCGCCGCCCGACACCGTCGCCACCACGGTCGAGGCGTCGGTGTAGCCGCTGCCGGGGTTGGTCATTACCACCGAGGTGATCGAGTTACCGAACACGATCGGCGTGGCCGCCGCGCCGCCGCCGCCGCCGCCTGAGATCGAGATCGTCGGGGTCGAGGTGTAGCCGTTGCCGCCGGCCGCGACGACCAACTGCAAGGTGCCTGTCTGGAAGGTGATGAGGCTGGCGATGGCGGTTGCGCCCGAGCCGCCGCCGCCCGTGAAGCTGATGGCGGGCGGGGTGGTGTAGCCGGTTCCCGGTTGCGTCAGGAACACGCCCGCGACCGAGTTGCCGGTGATGGTCGCCTCGCCGACCGCTTGGGTGCCGTGCGGGTCGTTGGGCGCGCCGATGACCACGGCCGGGGCGCTGGTGTAGCCGCTGCCGGGCGCGGTGATGCCGATAAAGCCGACCGAGCCGATCGCGACGAGGTTGTTGCCGTCCCAGGAGAAGAGGCCCTTGGTCGGATCGCCGATGATGACGCGCTCGTTCTTCCATTGCGTGACCTCGGCCCCCGCCGGGTTGAACGTGCCAGCAGGGGCGACGGTGATCAGCGCCTGAAGCGTCAGGTTGAAGGCTTGCAACTCGCCGCTGTTCTGGAAGCCGAAGATGTAGTCGTTCAACTCGATATTGTCGCTGGTCAGCAAAGTGATCGTCGCGTCCCAGACCCGGGTGTCGGGGTCTCTGTCGCTGGCGAGCGAGGCCGAGACGGTCGGCACGATGCGTAGATTGCTGTCGCCGATCGGCATCGCGTTCTCGAGCCAGGAGAACTCGTTCTGGTCGATCGCCGTCCGGTTGGCCTTGGTGTTCAGCCCCTTGAACGACTTGACGATGTGATACTGCTTGACCCGTTCGGTGACGGCCATGGCTCACATCTGCGCGTAGGGGTTGGGGATGCGGCCGGTCATGATGGCGACCTGGATCGCCTGGATCTGGTCCTTGTATTTCTGCATGAAGATGTCGCTCTCGCCGAACGACTGCTCCTTGAACTTCGCCTTGTGGCAAGCGTAGTAGCCGACCGCGGTGGTGAACGGGTCGTTGATCACGTCGACATCGGCGAGGCTCACCAGCGGCTGCGGCAGGATCACCGTGTCGAGCTCCATCGGGTAGACCTGGTCGGGCACGGGCGCGAGATAGAGCGTGCTCTGGCCGTAGACCGAAAAGCACACCGGCCGCCCGATGTAGTTCTGCCAATAGCGCAGCTGCGCGTTGAACTCGCGCCACGGCAGGTAGCGCAGCGGGATGCGACTGTTGCCCCAGTAGACGTTGATGGCGAGCACGTCGATGGTCGAGAGCGAATTGGGCAGCACCGCATAAGGCAGGATCTCGACGTTCTGCACAAAGAGCAGCATTGCCGTGCCGTCCGAGAACTGGGTATTCGGCGGGATCTGCGCGGTCGCGGTCGGATAAGGCGGCGCGGTCGTGCCCGAGGTGCCGCTCTGCGTGACGCGGTAGGTGAAGATGTTGGAGAAGACGAAGGTGCCGATGGTGACCGGCGTGCTCGCTTTCCACGGCACCGGGTTGGGATTGCCGCTGGGCGGTGGCGGGGCCGGGACCTGGGTGGTCTGCAGCGTCCTGAGACAGCCGGTGTCGCGCACCACCCGCTCGCGGGCGGCGTTGATCTGCGAGATCAGTTCCGGATTGGTGTAAAAGTTCGCGTTTGCATCATGCAGAAGCAAGCGGCATTCGTTCACATAATCTTGCAGCGTGGCCGCCATGTTTCCTCATCGTTGAAGCTCAGTCCCCCTTCCCACCTTCCGATGAGAAAGGGGACCTGCTCATCCACACACAGATGCAGCGGGGACCGCAACCACATGAGATGGATGATGGGATACGGCTCACGTGATGAACGTGTTGGTGATCGGGATGCCGCCGTCGATGCCGATCAGCGTCACCGATGCGACGTTGGCCGAGGCCAGCAATTGCACGTTGATGCCGTCGGAGATGATGAAGCCGCCCGCGCCGGCCACGCCGATATTGGCCATCGCTGTGCCGTTGTTGGCTTGCAGCACCACGTTGGCGGTCGACGGGATCAGCCAGATGCCGACCGGCACGACGTTGCCCGTGGTGTTGGCCGACATCGTGGTCGTGGAGAAGAAGGCCGCCGGGGTGTTGGTGTTGCCGCTCGACAAGAGGATCTTGGTCGGGGCGAGAGAGCCGATATAGCCAGCCATGGTTCAGCCCTCCTTCAGAGCGCAATCGAGTTGAGGCCGGTGATCTTCGTCATCGCTCGAGGCTTGACGTTCACCAACTCGGCGATCATCAGCACCGCGCCGACATAACCGATCTGCCAGTTCGGCAGGGTCGACTCGAAGCCGGTGAAGACGAACGATCCGGCCTCGTGAATGTAGAGGTTCAAGTAATTCGTGTTCACGAAGTAAATCGTGCCTTCGGGGCAGTACGGATCGGCATAGACCGGCACGCCCGCGACCATCAGCGCGCGGAACGCGGCGCGCGGGCCTTCGCCCTCGTCGAACCCCGTGCCCGGCGTGATCATGTAGGTCTCTTGCGCGATGTAATCGTTCGCGAGCAGGGTCCAGGTGCCGAAGCCGCAGAGGCCGAAGGTCGGCACTTCCGCGCCGTTCTTCACGGTCCCGCTGATGAACTGCAGGATGAGCGCCCGCGTCGGGTTGACCGCGCCGGGGGCGTAGACCTTCGAGCGCCACCAGGTGTTGACCGTGGTCGAGCGCGTGATGTTGCCGTAGGTCGCGGTCCCCGTGCCGTCATCGATCGCCGCGGGGAGGCCGATGAACTGCTGGCTGTTGGTGGTGTTGTTGTAAAGCGCCGTCGCCATGCCATCCATCATGTTGTTGGTGGCATCGTTCATGCGCGCTTCGATCAGCGGAATGATCGCGTGATCCTGCTGCACCGCGCCTTCCATCCCGAGGAAGGGCACCGGGCA